TGGACAAACATAGAGGCCGATGATGTCATGGGAATCTATGCCACTAGAGATAAGGAGGTTGTTATATATTCAGCAGATAAAGACATGGCAACCATACCGAACTGTTGGCATATGACTAATACAGATAGCAAGCCTACTAAAATATCCGAAGATGCCGCTAACAGGAATTGGTTCAAGCAAGCATTAACAGGGGATACAGTAGATAACTATAAAGGTATTAAAGGTGTAGGCCCTGTTAAAGCGTTACGAATACTTGAGGGAGCCAAGACTGAGGAGGATATGTGGAAGAGAGTAAGGAGTGCGTACCTGAAAGCAGGCCATACCGTTGATGAGGCTCTAACTCAGACAAGACTAGCGAGGATACTTAGAGAAGGTGACTACTGTGACTATAAGAACGAAGTGAAGCTATGGGAGCCTGCTAATGTATAAGAGATTAAATGATGTAACAGTAGAAGAGTGGGATAAAGCAAGCTCCACGCAGGTAGGAGGTAATCATTATGTATCTAAGAAAATACAACCACTACATTATGGAGTGGAAAATGAACTAGACCCATTCCAATTTAATATTGTCAAGTATGCTACACGAATGTATGACAAAGGCCAATGTATATCAGACTTAGATAAGATAATACACTACGCACAGTTAGCCAAAGAGAATGCGATAATCAAAGGAATCAAATGAAGAATCACCCAACATATCCAAGCACACATATATCAGAAACATTTAAGAACTACCAAAGACGAGCGAAGACTACAGCCATTTATGACAAAGAAGTGGCATTAGAATACCTAGCCGCAGGGATAGCAGGCGAAGTAGGAGAATTAACAAGCATCATAGCTAAACAACTAAGGAAGGGTAACTACAGCAGAGGCACAGGAGGAACACAGAATTACTACCGCTATCCAATCCAAGATATTAAGCACGAACTGGGGGATGTACTCTGGTTTATCTCTCAGATTGCTACAACTTTTCAGCTTGATCTGGCAGAAGTTGCCAATGCTAATATTGATAAACTGACATCAAGAAAGGAACGAGGAGTAATTGAAGGGGCAGGTGACTACAGATGATTGACATTGATAAGTCAAGAAACTCTGTACTCTCAGAGCAATCACAAGCTCTACTCTCAGACTATTACACCCTTGAAGGTGAGGATATACAAGATGCATTTGCTAGGGCTGCCCTAGCGTACTCAGGTGGTGACGGTGAGTTAGCACAACGCATCTACGACTATGCCAGTAGAGGATGGTTCATGTTCTCAAGCCCTATACTATCTAATGCACCCAAGGAAGGTGAAGCCCCTAGAGGTCTACCTATAAGCTGCTTCCTATCATACGTCCCTGATACCCTTGAGGGGTTGATCGAACATCAGGAGGAGTTAGCATGGTTGTCGGTTAAAGGAGGAGGAGTAGGAGGTCATTGGTCAGATGTGAGAGCGGTATCTGATAAGGCCCCATCCCCTATCCCCTTTATGAAAGTTGCGGATAGTGCCATGACTGCATACAAACAGGGTAAGACTAGAAAGGGAAGTTATGCAGCATACCTAGATGTCAGTCACCCAGACATTATGGAGTTCTTAGATATAAGACTACCTACAGGGGGCGATGCTAATCGTAAATGCTTTAACCTAAACAACGCAGTCAATGTGACTGACGAGTTCATGGAGAAGGTAGCAAAGGATGAGCTATGGGATTTGATTGACCCCCATGATGGTGAAATCAGAGATTTAGTATCAGCAAGAAAACTGTGGGAGAAGATACTAGAGGTTAGATTCAGAACTGGAGAACCTTACATCAACTACATTGATGAGGCTAACCGTCAGTTGCCTAAGACTCTTAAGGATAAAGGCCTGAAGATACACGGTAGTAACTTGTGTAATGAGATACACCTACCAACCTCACCAGAACGTACAGCAGTATGTTGTTTATCTAGTGTGAACCTAGAGAAGTACGAAGAGTGGACAGGAAACCAGAGATTCATAGGTGACCTGATAAGGATGTTGGACAATGTACTGACCGAGTTCATCACTCACGCTCCTCCACAGTTACATAAAGCAGTTAGGTCTGCGATAGCCGAGAGATCATTAGGCTTAGGTGCTATGGGTTTTCATGCCCTACTACAACAGAAAGAGCTACCTTTTGAATCTGCACAAGCCAGTGGGTTGAATAGAAAAATCTTTATGGAGATAAAGAGTTGGGCTAACAAGGCTACTGTGAACTTGGCACATGAAAAAGGAACCTACAAAGATGGCCCTTGCACAGAGATGCGTAACTCCCATCTTCTAGCTATAGCACCTAACGCCAACTCAAGTATGATTCTAAGTACCTCCCCAAGCATCGAGCCTTGGAAGTCTAATGCCTTTGCTCATAGAACCAGAGTGGGCACACACCTAATTAAGAACAAATACCTAGACAAGAAACTATGGGAAGTAGCAGAAGTCTTTGGGCATGATTCAGATTGGGTGGATAAGCAATGGGAAAGCATCATACACAATGAAGGATCGGTACAACAGTTAGGGTGCTTTGATCCATGGACAAAGAGTGTATTTAAAACTGCATTTGAAATTGACCAACACTGGGTAGTACAACATGCGGCAGACAGACAACCGTATATCTGCCAAGGTCAGTCGGTAAACTTATTCTTTCCATCAGGTGTTGATCGTTCTTACGTTAATAGCGTTCATCTAGACTCATGGAAGAAGAAACTAAAAGGATTATATTATTTGAGAACATCATCAGGGCACACAGCAGAACAAGTAGGAAAGAAGGTTGAGAGAGTAGCCCTAAAGGATTTCGTTGAAGAGAATGTAGAAGAGGGGTGTTTATCATGCGAGGGCTAACACGACCGTCAGTAACATACAAACCCTTCCAGTACCCTTGGGCAATGGAGTTAGCAGAAGACCATGAGAAGATTCATTGGGGTACATGGGAAGTCAAGCTGCAAGAAGATGTTAATCAGTGGAAGGGAAACGAAATCACCCCTGAAGAAAAGCATCACATCATCCAGATACTACGTCTTTTTACTCAGTCGGACGTACAGGTTGCACAAAACTACTGTGACTTATTCATCCCTTACTTCAGGAACAATGAGATACGAAATATGCTGCTATCGTTTGCGAATCGGGAGGGTACGCATCAACGTGCCTATGCCCTTCTTAACGATACACTTGGGTTAGATGAATCAGAATATAGTGCTTTCTTAAAATATAAGCCTATGGCAGATAAGATTGACTTCATGGCAGCAGGTGGGGCCCCTTACGCAGGGGATGAGGAGGTGGCCTACTCCTTAGCTCAAGCCTGTATCAATGAGGGTGTAGGTTTGTTCAGTGCCTTTGTTATGCTGCTTAACTTTCAGAGATTTGGAAAGATGAAGGGTATGTGTGAAGTAGTCGAATGGTCTATAAGGGATGAGACTAAACATGTGGATGGGATGACCAAGCTATTTAAGGAGTTCACCAAGGAAAAACCAAGGATGGTTAAAGATGAGTTCAAAGAATACATCTACGATACCGCAAGGGAAGCGGTTAGGTTAGAAGACGAGGTGATTGACTTAGTATTTGAGAGCGGTGACCTAGAGGGTCTTAAAGCAAGTGAGGTAAAAGAATACATCAGGTATCTTACAGATCGAAGACTTATCCAGTTAGGTCTTAAAGGTAACTATGGCATCAAGGAGAACCCCTTACCATGGGTAGATTGGGTAACCGCAGGGGATAGCTTTAAGAATTTCTTTGAAGGTACAGTAACAGATTATTCAGCAGAAGGAATGAAAGGATGTTTCGGATGGTAGCTATGAAGTGCGCTAATACAAAATGCTCTAGGAGATACCATTGTGAGCGTTACAACCCTGCAACATATAAAGGGTATAAGATAAACATACAAGTATACTCAGGGGGTGAAAAATGTACTGCATATATACCTAAAGTCAAGTGATAAATATGGACAGTAATAGCACATTATGAGAGTAATAAATAACAGAGATGATATACCTGTGAGTGATGCTCTAGTAAGTAGACTTCAAGAGGTGTTTCCAGATCAACTACCAAGGCAAAAAAAAGATTATGGGGGGTTCTCCATAGACCATTTAATAGGACAGCAAACAGTAATAGATTACATACTGAGCTTGCATGATAACAATCAAACATAAAAGGAGAAGCACAGTATGTGTGGAAGTTCACCTAAGCCACCCCCACCCCCTGCCCCTCAGGCTAGGCCTGCTCCGATAACGAGCATTGAGGATATGGCCCCAACTCTTGACATAGCATCTAACGCCAAGATGGGGGAGAAAAAGAAGAGGGGCAAGAAAGCCTTTAAACAAAAGACTAACATCTCTGCGGTAGGTACTCCTAGTACAGGCTCAGGATTAAATATACCTAAAGCATAACAGGAGATTATATAGATGGAACAGCAAGTAGCTGTGTCCGTTGCCAATCGCTACCAACAATTAGAAACATACCGATCTTCATTTCTTCAGAGAGCTAGGGATGGTGCATTAGTCACTATCCCTTCTCTCGTTCCTCCAGAGGGTTCTTCAGGGAGTACCACATTCCCTAGCCCATTCCAAGCTATAGGGGCCAGAGGCCTTAACAACTTAGCCAGTAAGTTACTTGTTGCACTACTCCCACCTAATTCTCCATTCTTTAGACTGTCCTTAGATGAGGCAGCCTTAGCAGAGTTAGGTGCGGATAATGCTGCAAGAGGTAAGGTGGAGGAGGCTCTCGCAAAGATCGAAAGAAATGCGATGAGTGAGATCGAAACTATGGCACTTAGGGTGCCAGTATTTGAGGCACTAAAACAACTAATTGTAGCAGGCAACGCACTCATACACATGCCCAAGAAAGGTGGCATAAAGGTTTATGGATTAGAGCGTTACGTTGTTAAACGTGATGCTATGGGCAATGTATTAGAGATCATAACCAAAGAATCGGTTAGCCCTTTGATGCTCCCTAAGGAAGCACAAGAGGTTATAGGCGAAGTAAGCGATAACAATAAGTCCTTAGACCTATACACCTACATCAAGAGGTCAGTAGGGAAATGGGAAGTAAGACAAGAAGTTAAAGGAGTAGTAATCCCCAAGTCTGAAGGGACTTACCCTTTAGATAAAAATCCTTTTATACCATTACGGTTCAATAGGATTGATGGAGAGGATTACGGTAGAGGTTTCATTGAGGAATATATAGGAGACTTACAATCACTAGAATCATTGACGCAAGCCATCGTAGAAGGAAGTGCAGCCGCTGCAAAAGTTCTATTCCTAGTAGCTCCAAACGGAACTACGAAGCCGAAAACCCTAGCGCAGGCCCCCAATGGAGCCATAGTTCAGGGGAATGCCCAAGATGTCTCAACACTTCAAGTAGAAAAGTATAACGACTTTAGGGTTGCCCTAGAGGCAACAGCTAGAATTGAAGAGCGTATGGCCTTTGCGTTCATGCTTAATACAGCAGTTCAACGTAAAGGTGAAAGGGTTACAGCCGAAGAAATACGGTACATGGCTCAGGAACTAGAGGGAGGTCTAGGAGGCTTGTACTCTATATTGTCTCAAGAGTTCCAGTTGCCATTGGTGAACCTACTACTCAATCGCTTAGAGTCGGAAGGCAAGATGCCTAAGATGCCTAAGGACACTTTGAAACCTAAGATCATCACTGGTATGGAAGCATTAGGAAGAGGACATGATCTAAATAAACTAACTCAATTCCTACAGATGCTCCAACCCTTAGGCCCTGATGTCATAGCATCAGAGTTAAACATAGGTGATTACATCGACAGGCTAGGGGCATCTTTAGGCCTAGATACCAACGGTCTTATCAAGACTGATGAGCAGAGACAGGCAGAAATGCAACAAGCTCAAGACATGCAAGACCAACAACATGCAAGAGACATATCATTGAAGGCCGCTCCTAATGTATCCAAGGAGATGGCACAAGGAATGCGAGAGCAACAACAACAAGGACAGTAATAAATGGCAGATTTAAATGAACTCAATACTCATGCGGAAGGGCCAACGGAAGACCAAGACTATATTGACAAGATGGTTGCAAAAGCGGATGGCAATGCGCTCCCCCCAGAAACTCAAGAGGTTGAGGAGGAGCAGACAGAGGAGACTCCTGAGGATAACTCTGATAATCAAGAGGAAACACCTGATTGGTTGCCCGATAAATTCAAAAGCCCAGAGGAACTCGCTAAGGCTTATTCAGAACTGGAAAAGAAACTAGGGGGTAAGTCAGAGGAGACTGAGGAAGTACCTCAGGAACCTACTGCTGAATTAGATTACGACAGCATGGCGAAAGAATACTGGGACGAGGGTGGATTATCAGAGAAGAGGTACAGTGAACTTGAGGCCCAAGGTATACCTAAGAAATTAGTTGATGGGTATCTCGCAGGACAACAAGCCATCCTTAACTCAGTACAGACACAAGTATTTAACGAAGTAGGTGGTGAGGCCCAGTACCAAGAAATGATGACTTGGGCACAGGATAACCTAACCACTCAAGAGGTTGCTATATTTGACCAGAGCGTAAACACCAATGACCTTGACCAGACACTATATGCTGTGAAAGGACTACATGCACGTTACGCCTCTGAGAATGGGGTTGAACCTAGGTTGATCCAAGGGGATGCAACCCCATCCAGTTCAGGTGCTTACGCATCAGCAGCCGAAGTAAAAAGAGATATGGCAGACCCAAGGTATTCTAAAGACCCTGCCTTCAGAAAGAAGGTAGAGAACAAGCTATCTAAGTCCAACGTATTTTAAGAAAGCATACCAAAAAGCACACCCAATCTACCGAGTATCTTTGACCCATGCGTGGGTAATCTTAGGAAAAGAAGATCACAAGTGCAAATCATACACTTATATAAACAACACAAAGGTAGAAAAGAAACATGGCATTACCACATCAAAGTCCCAGTAGATTAGGGCAACTAAACGCAGCAGGCGATAACAGAGAGTTATTTCTCAAGTTATATGCAGGCGAAATCTTAACAGCGTTTGAAGAAAGAAATATCTTCTTACCACTACACCGTACTCGTACCATTAGCAATGGTAAGTCGGCTAGTTTCCCGATGGTTGGTACAGCAACAGCTAAGTACCATACTCCGGGAACCATGATTGAAGCTGACCAAGTTAAACATGGTGAGCGTACAGTAACCGTTGATGACTTGTTAATCAGCACACAGTTCATCTCAAACATTGATGAAGCAATGAACCATTACGATGTGCGTTCTATTTATTCTAAGGAAGCAGGTAATGCTCTAGCGAATCAAATGGATAAGAACATCTCACGGATTATCGCTAAGTCAGCATCCATTACAACTAAAGCGTTAGCTACATCAGCAGGCTTAACTGGTGTGATTGATGATGAGACTTACACATCTAATGTGAACATTGGTACAACGGTAGCACACGCTACTGACGGTACTAAGATTGCGGCAGCTATCTACGCAGCGTTGGCTGAGTTCGATAAGAAAGACGTAACTGGCGATAAGGTTTGTGTATTACCACCAGACCAATACTACTCATTGTTCAACGTGGAAGCAGGTGTTAACACATTAGCTT